CCATCATCTGCCACTTTTTGCGTCTGATCCATTGAGAGCACATGATATTTTCTAGTAGCTAATTGCTCAGCTAGATATCTCGGTCCCCAAACAGGTTTATTAACGGGAACTTTCCAAAACTCTCCCTGAACTCCAGGAAATCTCTTTGTCCAGCATTCAATAGTCTCCCCGATGATCTCATGGTTTTCAGCTATGAAATGTACATATTCTTTTTGATAATTGTATTCTGCTCTGAATTCCTCATTGAACTTCTCAATGCCGCCAATCGTTCTTTCTGGCTTTAGATAAATATCGGGCTTCTTATCGATATCTCTTAATGCGATCTTTGTTTGTGGCTCATGGCTAAGCGCAGGAGCTTTGTTCATCTCATCAAGAGTAAGGGATTTCACTTGCTCATCATATTTATCAAAATCTTTTTCTAATCTATCGAGTTCCTTTTCAGACTCACTGTTAACATTGGGTTTTCTCATAATTTCCTAATTGGGTGATATATTAATAAAGCTTCCAGGGACGGTAATGCTTTGGTTTTTTAGGCCGTTGTAATTAGTCGCTCCTGTATTCACATCCCCAATGGCTAAAATCTGGGGTTGATTTGGGTTACTTGTGGCTATAAATGCATTAGCTTGGCCTGAATTCAAATCAAGCAAAACCTCTGTACTTGAAGGAATATTGATGACATAGGCCGTTTGCTCATTTAGCTGATAGCACCCGTTGTCTTCAGGGATTAGTAGACGCACCAATTGCCCTACAACGTAATTGTGATTAGTCGTTGTAGTGACTAAGGTTTTGGGGCCAATGTTAATGCTAGCGATGTAGAAAAAGTTCGGAGCATAATAATTTGCCATTATTGGGACATTATTATAAAGCGCTGTAGGTGGTCCGAAATAGCCAGTCATAAACCAAAAGGGGTGAATTTCTCCACCCCTCATTGTTATTTGTCCAACATTAAATTTCAATGTTTAAGACAAATATTTATTTGTTAAGGCGATGCATAGTCATGTAGGTATGCATGCCATAGGATAATAGATCCACTAGTAACAATAGTGCCAGAGCCACCTTGTTCTTGAGGAGTACCATTACCGATGATAAACCCTTGCGTTGTATTATTCACAAAAGCACCTCTAATAGCAGGCCCATTGATCGATGGGACTCTATTAGTAGAGGTTGGGAATTGAGGCGAAGGATATTGATTCGTCGCTGTCAAACCATTGATAATACCACCCGTATTCACATCACCCACGGCTAAAACTTGTGGATATGTCAAACCGGATAAAGTACCGGATGTCATACTAAAGTTTAGGGTGAATGCTGTGAAACTTAAAGAGTTTGTAGTACAAACAAATGTCCAATTGTCCGTCACGGATGTAACATATGCATAGATTGGCTGACCAGGAATTACCTGATTAGGCAAGCTATTGAGCTGAGTTGTTCCGAAAAGTGGAGGCACTCTAAAGGCAATTTGTTGCCCTGGCTCAAAGTTATGATACATGGTTGTAACAACAGTCGTAGTTGTTCCTACAGTAACAGCCGATACCACGTTATCTTCAGGAAGATAGAGGAATGGATAAAGAACTTTCTTAACCACAGTTCCGCTTGGTGATCCTGAAATAGCAGTGTAGTTTGATTGATTTGTGTTCCATTGGATAGTGAAGGTTGTACCTCCTCCGCCAACAGCTACAATAGTGAAAGGAACCCCATTCAACAGTTGCATGTTGTTTGTGGTTGCATTCGCAATACCTGTCATGATGACAGTATCACCTACACCATATCCGTGAGCAGATGTTGTTGTTACAACAGCTTGGGACGCTTTCGTAATACCAGAAATCTGAAGAGTTGCACCATATTGCAAAGCAAGAGCGCCTTGAAATGTGCTGATACCTGCTGCAGGAGCTGTTCCACCAGTGACGCTGTTTGTATAAACAGTGTCATAGATAACGGCAGGAGTTGAATTATAAACCTCAATCATAGTCTGAGTTGCAGACTTGCCAGATGGCGTGTAAGGAGGAATATTATTATCCCAATATGCTCTTAGGATATTACCTGCTAAAGCAGCGCTGCCGATATTTGTAAGGTTCCATACCTCAACATAATCAGGAACAAATGGCAAATTGATGATTGCACTTGTTTGGCCTGATGCTGCTGTGAAAGAGCCTTTTGCTAATCTTGAATATTCAGCCATGTTATACCCCCAGTCCGGTTAAACGGGTGCATAAGCTATTTCTGATAGCAGTATCTTGCGTTACAGCTTGAGCTTGAGCAAACTTAATTGCCAAGGTAGCGTTTTGCGCAAGCATACCAGAGTAATAAGGATCACGATAGATCAAGTTCATGCTAAAGCCGTCTTGATTGATATGCGTGATCGCTTGTTTACCAAGTACAGTATTGTAATAAACATCGTTTCCTTTAGCGCTAGCGCCCCTTGCAACAGGTGCCTCAGAGCTAGTGAGGATACGAATATTAAAAACTGTGCCGTACTCAGATGGCAACGCACTGGCATTAGTCGGATAATTCCATTGCGATTGGAATTGACCGTTTGGACCTGTAAGCTGATCGAAATCTGCTTGTAATTCGGTCGATGAAAGCATGAAATAGGAACTACGTACAGGACCTGTTCCAAAGCGATCCATCCCTTCTATACCGGAAACGAATTTATAAGCATTATTAGTATCTAAAGTAGCTGCTAATAAACTAAAATCGCTTATTCCGTAATTAGTTGGATTATCGCCGTTACTACCCGCTCCGGCGTAAATTTCCGATGCGGCAGAAACGATGTAATCGCGTAAAATGAGATCTTCGGCCTGACGCATGGCAACCGCCAATCTTTCGGATACCCATGCTAGAACGCCTTCTTGGTCTTGTAGGATGACTTGTTCGTTAATAACACATCCTGTACCAAAGAAAGCCATTTGCGCATCGATGATATCGCGTTGAGGGACTTGAGCTGGCGGATCGATACCGCTATTACCCAGTTGCACTGTTGGCGGTTGTAAAGCTCTTGGACGCATGAAACGGCAGGTTGTACCCCCGTTTACAGGCATCGAAACTTTATCGCAAACGGTGATATAGTTCATGGTTGGTGTAGGGACATAAAGAATCGCAGGCGCTAAGCTCTGCAGAATCATAGGCCCTAACGCACCTGTTGTTGTAATCGACATTTCAACCTCATTGTTGAAATTGCTTTCATGATGAACCGTGGACGAACGTCACTACATCCGTTATCGATCATGTGAAGATAGTCGCGAACCTATCTAACGCAAAGCGGCTTTGACGCTGCCATCGAAACCTTATAGTAAAATTAGTAATTTAATTTGTCAAATATATAATGTGTTGACATTATTCCATGTATCCGGTATATTGACGATTTAATAGTGGCGTAGTTTAGAGATACTTAGCACTTTTAATGCCCGTGTCGTTAGTTCGAGTCTAACTGCATCCTTCGGGATGTATAGCTCAGTTGGTAGAGCAGGAAAAAACTCTAAACGTTTGTTCCCTCAATTTATTTTTGCGATGGCGTAGAAATTTGTTACTTAGGTGGTAACTACTTTAGTTACCGTGAAGCTAGTGAAATTCTAGCTTCCCGCGCCATATGCGGGAAACTGACATGACAAAGTTCGCCTGTACCTCGCATTTTATTTGCTGCGCAAAGCACGTGTATGGCCTCTCCGATAACGGCCCGGTAATTTTAGTGGGACTTATACGTTAATTCCAGTGTTGAGACGTTAAAAATCTTGGTGCTAGAATGAAAACCACTACGTACGGACTGACGGCTTCCTTGGAAGCTCGCGTTGTAGCTCTGAAATCAGTCCACTTTTTTTACCGTAGCGAAGAAAAGAGTTACTTAGATTTGCATTCTTACGTCTCTTTTCGTTTATTCTCGGAGTTTTTTTATGCGTGTGAATATTACACACCCAAGACCTATTAGGAAAACAGCAGAAGGCGGACCTTCTGTTGAACTGCCTCCTTTAGCTAAGCTAAAGAGACTCACCATGGCTTGCATGCTATGGGAAAAGACATTCTACGTTGATGGCGTAGATGTCGTGCAACGCATTGCTGAGGTAGCTGCTATGCTAAAGCCTCAACAAATCTGCGATGTAGCCTCTGATTGCCATAAGAAAGGGCTTTTAAGGCATATTCCTCTTTATTTGATCGTTCAAGCCTTGAAAAAGCAAGCTCAATGTAAAAAGCTTATCCAAGAGGTTTGCAATAGACCTGACCAAATGACAGAGCTTCTCGCCTTATATTGGAAGGATGGGAAAAAACCATTACCTGCACAATTAAAGAAAGGGCTTGCTGCTGCTTTCAATCGATTCGATGAGTATCAATTGGCTAAGTACAATAGAGATAATCCCATTAAGTTGCGCGATATCCTGTTCCTTTGTCATGCTAAGCCAAAAAATGATGCTCAAGCCGATCTTTGGAAAAGGCTTATCAGCAATACAATGAAAACACCTGAAACATGGGAGACTAAGTTATCGGCAGGTAATGATAAGAAAGAAACCTTTGCAGAGCTTTTAGAAAAAGGCAAGATGGGTAAACTTGCTATCATCCGAAATCTGCGAAATATGCATGATTCTGGTGTCTCTAAACTGCTTGTAAAAGAGAATCTGATGAAAAGCGATAGACCAATATTGCCTTTTCAATTCCTTGCTGCTGCTAGAGAATGCCCCCAATGGGAAGATATAGTTGATGAAGCTATGCTCAAATCTTTAGAAACAAGAGTGAAGATCCCAGGAAGCACAATCATTTTGGTTGACGTATCAGGCTCAATGATGAATCCAATATCATCTAAGTCTACAATGTCCTGCCACGATGCAGCCGCTGGGGTTGCAATACTATTACGTGAGATATGCGATTCATGCGAAGTTTGGACATTCTCCAATGCTTTTGTGCAAGTTGCTCCAAGACGTGGTATGGCATTAAGAGATGCAATTAGAACATCGCAACCATGTTCAGGTACCTTTCTTTCGCCTGTTTTAAATTACTTGAAAGGAAGAGTTATGCCTGATGGCTCTAAGATAGATAGATTAGTTGTTATCACAGATGAGCAAATCGCTGATGCAATCCCTGATATGACAAATGTTAATCATTGCTATATCAACAACATTGCATCAAACGAATATGGCATCAAGACATTCAGAAATTGGCTTGGCGTAACTGGTTTCTCTGAATACATCATTGATTTCATCATGGGAACAGAGGAACTAGAATGCTCTAACCAAGACGCATCTTCTTCTTAAGATCTTGCATCTTCTGGTAAGCATTCTTTTGCCCCTCATTGCTAAAATCTCCCACTTGCGCATAGGGAGCCGCTCCTATACTAGATGGCTGGTAATAGGGGCTTTTTCTTTTAGCTTCTATCTGCTCTTGGATTGATTGCTTCTTTTCCTCCGGTTTATCAATTCCAAGGGCTTTTATATTCTCATAGACAAGCTTTTGCCTCTCGAAAGAATCAGGCATTCGGAGAATACTTTGAGCAAGCTTAGGGTTTTTTTGAGCAAATGCATCAGCATGCTTTTGCAGTACATCTGCAAAGTCAGGATTTGCCTCGGCCCACATCTCTTGTCTAAGCTCTTCTTTAACTTGATTCCGGGTGAGATCCATCGACTTCTTAATATCACTACCCGTCTTTTCCGCATGCTTATTCAAAGTCTTCTCAAGCTTCTTTTGGTCAACATAAGGCTCGCCATCATCTTCATCATCTTGTTTTGCTTGTTGAGCAAGTCTTTGTTCTAGTTCAAGCCGTGCTTGTTTCTCTTGAGCCAATTGCGCCTCAAGTCTTCTAAAATTAAGTTCTTTATCAGATTGTGGTTTTTCTTGCACTGCTGTTTCTGGTGTTGTCATAAAACTCCTTGATTGAGTAACATAAAGTTTAATCTATTACTAAAGTTAAATATTTACAATGAAAATTGATCGGTTTGAAACACATGACAGGCTTTTGCAGCTCCACAAGGAGCAATCTTTAAACTTAGCACAAGGCGCGGAGGACTGCTTAAAGAAGAATGATCTATCATTAAGGCTGCAAGCTCATTCGCCATATATCTATATCTTTGCCCATCCAAGGACTGCTGATGATGGGGTTACAAAGCGCATGCTATGGCAACCAAGACTTATTAAGCCAAAGGCTCAGACAAACTCTTACCTTTTCCGAGCTACATCACATACCGATCTACTAGAGATATGTTGGATGATCCCACCAAGAGAGATGTGGGAGCAATATAAGAAAGGTAATATTACCGAACAAGACACGGTGCGTTGGAGTATACTCCAATTCCAGATGCATAGAGCAGTATTAGAGAAGGTACATGAGGATGATCTACCGGAAGATCGTTGCAAATGGATCTATCAGAAAATAGCTAGAGAAATAGACGAGGAAAAGATGATGAAAAAGATGTATCCTACGCAAGAGATCTCGGGGGTTTATGGACGTCCTTCGGGGGGGCACATAGATCTATGAAAGAATCTCTTACCTTACCCATCTTTTGAGTAACCCCAGTCCCATAATAATCCCCATGCCCTAATTGTGTCTTAGGCGTATGAACCGTTTGTGGTATCGATTTAGCAGTCTTTGGCAAAATATTGGTTTTTTTCATTCCACAATATCAATCTTTTCATTGTCCATACTGGCAGAATCGATTTTCATACCTAAGCGCTTGCCAAATGGAACACCTTCTTTTTTAGTGTCCCCTTTATGGCCCACAGGCTGATTTTTACCCACGCCATGATGTTCGCCAGCATTAACGTAGCAGCTAGAACGCTCATCATAATGAGGACAATCAAAGTTCCAAGGTGATTTTATAGACTTTCTAGTCTTATCTTCAATCCTGTTCTTAAAACCTGTTTTCATCTTAGTTTCTCATATAATCTTTTCTACCATGGCCTTTCATCTTGCTTACATTTAAGCCTTGTACATGATGGATAGCCTCTGAAGTATCTTCATATTTAGATAGATCTCCACCATCTCTTCCATCTGCTTGAGACTTAACTTTAGCGCCATCGGGAAAAACTGATCCTTTAGATCTGCCGCCTGCCCAAAAGCCATGATCATCAATTCTTTGACCGCCCATATCCAAACTCCTTGTAGGGTTTATTTCATTGTGCCTTGTAAAGTATTTTGTTGTCCAAGCAATTGTGATAAGAACTGATTTGATATTGCTGTCTGCTTGGCATCTTTTCTGCCTGCTTGTTCATCACCTTTTTGCTTACCTTCCATCTCCTCTAGTTCGCCTTCAGCTTCTTGTGTTTCATCCATACCGAACATGCTGAGTGCCTCTAGAAGTCCCTTTAAAGCCTCTACTTTCTCTTTAGTAGCAAGGGCGTGGTTCTTGCTTATCATACTGAGTCTTTCTTCAAATAGGCCAATATTAGACTCAGAGCGGCCATGTCTTTCACGTGCTGTTGCGATGTTAGAAGCTGCCTTACTTAATAGTTCTTGCAGTTTAGCATTCTCAAAGGCATGAGCTACATTTGCCTGCTCTTGGTTCATCTGCGCCGCTTGCTCTTCTTGCTTCTGTAGATATTGCATAATCTCTGTCTTACCTTGGATATTCATATCTTTGATGATCATGGAAGGAGGAATCACTTCTCTTCCAAAGCGCTCATTGATCTCAAGCATTTGTTGAGCTTGGAAGTTTTTCTGCGTAGGTGTAAGAAGACCTTCTTCAACAATCACTTGGTATTGAGAGAATATACCAGAGAAGAAGAAAGGGCTTGGCTCTTCACCAATACAAAGGCCAACCTTAGCTTCATTCCAGTTGTTCAATATGATCTGTATGAGAAGATTACCAAGAAGTTTAAAGGAATAGTCCCATTGATCAAAGTACTTTTGGAATACCATGAGATTAGCATTTTGTTTGATAATAGCAGTAAGAGTGGATATCTGCTTATCATTTTGGGCACTCCAATTCTCCAAGTTTATCCCGGCAGTTGAGAAGATAAGATCCCGCATTTGATCAGCTAAAACAAGCTCAGATTCAGGGGTTGCGGATGGGATTATCTTCTCGCAATCCGTTAGTTCAAAACCTTCGTTTATGACAACATCCCAGCCCTGGCCTGTTTTCTTTAAGTTATCTTCATTCGCAACAGCGCCAACCTTTCGCTTCCAGCCGGCATTGATCGAAGCCGCAGCTATATCGTTGTTATTTATCACTTTATAATTAAAAAGAAATTGAGGATCGCGCATTGTTCTAACTAATGATCTAACACGTAAATCATAGTAATTAACTTGTGGTTCATAGTTCCAAATAACAGGAATAAGTGGGCACTCCGTGAAACCAAGAGGATTATCACCTTGAAACATTAGGATGTCATTTAAGATGACCGCAAGCTTCCAGCAAGGCACCTCTACTTCAACCACCTCAAGATCGGGGATCTCATATAGCATTTGGTTCATCTTCACATCATCTTGATCTTGTCTCATATCAAAGAATTGATGTCGTGATCTGCTATATAGCTTCTTGCGCTTTGTCTTCCACCGATACCATACATAGCTTAAAACAAGCAGATCATTACGGCTAAGATTGTAGTTTTCGGGAAGGAAATAGAATGACCCATACCGTTGTGGCGTCCCGGCCATGGGTCGAATTGAATCAAGCTTATCGGGGAATCTATTTTCGGCTTCCTGCTTTGAAATATATTCTTGGCACCAAATGAACTGACAGTCAGAGGCATCGAATTGTCTAAAGTAGGGGTCGATCAAGAAGCTGTTATATTCCCAAACTTTTAATTTTAATTCACCTTGTGCTGGGTCTTTTCCAGTGAAATCAAGATAGGGCTGAACAAGCACCATTCCGGTTATGGCCGCAAGTTCACAAGCTCTTGACCAATCTTCTTGCAACCCATTTTGGTTCATTTCATTGGTCACAATTCGTGTATATTGATCAGTAGTGCTAGGATCTCCACCGTAGATAGGTACGTAGTTGACTGACTTGCGATGCTGGCGTTGTAGCCCGGTGATCATGTTGACAGGTTGTTGGATGATATTGAAGTAGTATTGCTGAAAGGAAGTGGTGGGGCTAAAGTTAAAGTAGCGATTTACGAAGGTTTGCGACCCTGCATAGAACAAAGTATCGATGTTAGATTGATTCCACCGAGCTTGTTCAAGAGGCTGAAACTTAGCATAGAGATTATCAAGCCAAGCCCTGATGTTGATCTGTGATGGCTCTATGTTGTTTGTCCAAGGGGGATAATAGAATGTCGTAAGAACCTCCGTACATCATCAAAATATATCTTATAACACTGTAATTAATATTTAAGGTTAACGTCAACTCTTTTATTTTACTGGTAATTCAAAGTAAATCCTGCTAAGATGATGGTTTTCAAGCATTGGATGAGGATTATGATTAAACTAAAGAGTTATCAAGAAGATGCAATAGAAGCTATCAAGGATGGATTCAATAGGCACCAAAGGCAATACATCGAAATGCCTACTGGATCAGGCAAGACAATCACCTTCTTGCACTATGCCTATCACAATAGCTCTAAGGCTTTAGTGCTTGTACCATCTATTCAGCTCATGCATCAAGTACAAATTAGCGCATCTAATTTCTATGAAGATGAGGAAGTATCGATCAAAGGGGGCGGCATCAATGAAGCATATGAGCCTACAAAGTTGCATATTTGCGTTGTAGCTAGCTTGAGGGGTGATTACCTCGATTACATCAATCAGGCTGATTTCGACTTGATCATTATAGATGAAGCCCACCATTCGCAATCCAAGATCTATCAGCGCTATCTTAAAGATAAAAAGTGCAAGGTATTGGGTGTAACTGCAACACCAGATAGAAGCGATGGCTTATTCCTTACCTCTATTCTTGAGAAGCAGACATTCAAGCTCTCTATCGCCGAAATGATCGAGAACCAGCACCTTTCAGATATAGAAGCCTTCTCCATCAAAACCCATATCGATCTATCTGATGTCGATGATCACAACGGGGACTTCTCGATAAACCTTTTGTTTAAGAAATTATGCACTAAAAGCCGCAATGACATGATCCTTGAAATATATAAGGATAAACTTATCGATCGCAAAACTCTTATCTTTTGCATAAACATTGCCCATAGCAAAATATTAACTAAACTATTTGAGGAAAACGGCATATCCGCAGCTCATATCGACGGCAGCATGAATGAAGGCAGAAAAAGTGAAATCCTGCGCCTATTTAGAAATGGAAACATAAAGGTTTTATTTAACTGCAACATCCTCACAGAGGGATTTGACGAACCATCGATTGACGGAATGATTTTAGCACGTCCTACCAGATCCAAAACCCTCTTCATCCAAATGGTAGGACGGGGCTTACGCTTATATCCTGGTAAAAACAATTGTCGTATCATCGATGTATGCGACAATCACAAAGCGCTTGCTAACTTTGGAAATCTGATCCCCTCATATTCAGGCCCACCTATTGATTTTATGCATTCGTTTGGAGATCTAAAGAAGCAAGCAAAGCAAAATGAGCTGAAGATATTGGAATACTCTATTGAAAGAGCGCAGCTATTTTCAAATGATGCAATGGAAAAGGTAGAAGCTACGCACTCCATGATAGAATATCTTGATAGTCATGGAGTGAGGCACTATAAACCAATTTCTTTTGATGAAGCTTCCTTCTTAATATGGTACAATGAACTAAAAAGGGAATATTATGGCTATAATTCAAAAAAGTGATGGAATGTTTGCGGTTAATTTTAAGTTGAAAGGACAAGATGTTGTTAGATATTTTAGTGAGGAAGAGGAGGCGAAAATCTATCTCTGGCATAGAAATAGATTGGATGAGCTGAAGAATGCCTATGATATCCCTATCAATGAAAGGATCACATTGCGAGAAATGGTAGAAATAAAAAACGGTGAGTCATTAGATAAAGCCTCGCGAACATTGAAACAAATATCCTTGGCTCAAGAACGCACACAAGAACAATTGCCACAAGACAAGCGCTATGTGCATGAATATACTTATGATGATTGGCTAAACGCTGCCAAAGGGCTATATAACACGGAAATACATAGAGGATCTGTAAGCAATAAAATCAGCATGTCATTGGGTACATTGCGTAGGGACTTTGCCTATCTTAGCTCATGTTACTCGCATATAATTGCTAAGGGCGTAAAGATAGAGAACATGCCATTAAAGGTATTGCAGACGTACATTAATCCTTTGCTGAAGGAAAGCAAGAAATGAGTAGTTTTATTGTACATACACTTTGTATGACACTTTTTGTATGTGTAATACTATTTTTAATTATTACTGGAATAATTCTTGCCTGTAAGACAATAAAATATATTTGGGAGGATGACTGGAAATGATTTTCTTTATCGCAGGTTTATTAGGATTGGTGCTGATCTGGCACTCCTATTATTTAGGTAGATTAGAAGGAACGAAAACTAAGGAGAAAGATGATGAATAAAGAATTGAAGTTTTTTGGTAAACATATTTGGAAGTTTATGCTAGCTCTTATGGCTATCTTAACTTTCATGTTTTTTGTAGGGAATAATAACGATAGCGAATGGCTGGTTATCCAATACCCTTGGGGAAACGTGAGCGTTATCGATAAAGCTGGTTGGTATGCGAAGGTAGGCAATAGCCAATGGCATTACCCAAGAAACTGGCAGGTTGAGTATGATGGACAGCATGCCTTTAAAGTCGTCTTCAATGACGGTGGCAGCGCTACAATGAACGCAATGGTGCGTTTTTCATCTCCACTAACAGTCGATGGCAAGAGACGCTTTCACCAGCTTTTTGGTGGCAATGAGGCAGCCGTTGAAGAAGCCGTTTGGGCACATATAAGCGATGCTATGAAGTCCTCAGGGCCTGTCATGAGCGCATCTGAGCACCAATCGGCACGCCGAGGAGAATTTACTAGCCTTGTCCAAGATCAGTTGCAAAAGGGCTTGTTTGAAATGAAGCGTGTTTCGCGAGTGTTACAAGATCAGTTTGACGATAAGGGTAAAGCTATCACAGTTTATGCAACTGAAGTAGTTTTCAATGATACAGGAGAACAGAAGATAGCCCGGCCATCGCCTTTGACAGATTTTGGATTGCTTATCACACAGTTTTCCATAACCGATGTTATTTATGATGATCAGACGCAACGCCAATTTGCACAAAAGAAAGAGTCCTTCTTAGCCGCTGAAGGCAGCAAGGCGCAACGTGAGAAAGAGGTACAGGAAAGGCTTATGGTTGAAGAGAAGGGGCGTAGGGAGAAAGCAGAGATCGAGGCGATAGCATTGAAAGAGAAAGCTAGAGCCGTTATCAATGCACAGAAAGAAAAAGAGGTTGAAGAGACGAACGCACAACGCAAACTTGTCGTTGCAGAGCTTACAAAGCGTGAGAATGAAACGCTTGCAATGCAGCAGTTAGAAGTAGCTAAGCTTGAAAAAGAGCGCTCGATACAAGAGGGTGAATCGCAGATCATCAGAGCTGAAGCCCAAAAGAAGAGCATTGAGCTGGCCGGGGCCTTATCAGAGAAAGAGCGCATACTAGCAGAGATCGAAAGAGATCGGATGATTGGAGTAGCAAGAGAGCTATCTAAGATTGCAGTGCCGCAGTTTATTATCACTGGTGGTAGCCAAGATGATGATGCTAATGTCAACAATCAATTGATGCAAGTACTGATGTTAAAACAACTAGGCGTGTTGCCAAAGGAATGATATGAGCAGATCAAGAACGAAACATCCTTATGTCTCCACAACATGTTGTGGAGACAACCCGGGCAATATGAAGTGGTGGAAACGCAATTGCAATGGCAAGACATATACCAGACGGGTTGAACGATATAGTGCGCCTGATGATGGCAAGCATTATTGGGATGACCCAAAAGCCTATCGCAAATAGCTATCTACCAAAGCGGCTCTTTAAATACTCACGTGGATTATGAGCATATGGATTATAGACACTCACCTTATGCGTATGGATTGCGTAGCGAAGGGCATCAACCGCATGATCATTTATCTTTAGAGGGGCATCAATGCCCTTTTTAGCTGATGACGGGTCCCATGAGTACATCTGCACTTGTTTGATCGTTTCCTTGCAATGGCGGCAGAATAAGAGGGTTCCACGCTGCATCTCGTTACTAAGCGTATAGATACCATCTAGCACTTCGTTTTGGCCATCTATACAGTGCATACCACGTTTTCTAAGCTCAAGCTTCATCGCAAGAGCTGATGGGTCTATGTAGATACCACGCAGGGCGTAAGGCTCAAGCCATTCTTGCATGTCATTTGCAAACTCACCTATTGTCTTTTGCCTGCCCTTCTCTTTGTAGTCCCAATAGTATTCATGTTCAACCCACATTTGCTTGCCCATTTGTGTGTGTTGACCAGTGTTAACGCCAATTAGGACTGCTGCAAAGGCATTGCTTAAGCCAACATCCATGCCTACTATCCAATACTCTGCAGCTGTTGGTGGCCGTTCTACCACATAGTAATCTGGGTCGAAAAAGTCAAACACAGAGCCTTCAGCGATGCACCATTCGCCTAAGTAATTGCGCTTGTAGAATAGCCCGGATAAGCTTTCTTTGATGCGTGACTTATAGTCCTCATCTAGGAAAGGATTATCTTTGATGAGGAACTGCATCTCAAAGTATTGTTTATTGCCCTTTCTAGACTCATCTATCCACTTCTTTACCTTATGGGTAGGATGAGACGGGTTCATGGTCGCATAGCCTTTGCTATATGGCCTAGATAGCCTTGTATCGATCATATCGATTATAGACTCTGGATATAGTGTAATCTCATCACAGAGCACGAGGGACATCGTTAGCCCTTGGAAATTACCTATTGCTCCTTCATCTTTAGCACCTAGTATTGTAATAACTTTATCTTTGAAATAGAACTTCTTCCCACTCCACGAGCAGAAGGGGCGATACATCATGTATTCAGGAGCTTCTAAAATCTGTTTAACAACATTGCGATAGGCAGTATCAAAGGTATGCCCTACGATGTAGATATCACTATCGGGGCACTTTTCGACATCTCGTAGGAAAGCAATCGTAGCACCTACAGTCTTGCCGCTACGGACAGGGCCATGAGCTAAGTTCCACTTGGCTATTGATTGTATAATAAAGTCTATTTGATTACGGCTAAGAAGCTGGTCCCTTGAGATAATGGTCTCCCAATTCGTCTATCTTTTTGTTGAAGTTGTCGAGCCTATCAACGTCGACTTGTTTAAAGACTTCAGCCTCTTCTTTTCTTAAGGATGATTCAAAGCGTTTTGTGTCATCTTCATCATCTCTTAAGTCACGATCATAAAGGCGTAAATAGCGTTGTCCAAAGCTTTTTTCAATAGTTCCATTAACGCATTTTTGACGCATAATTGATTGGGCTTTTTCATAATAAGGCAAGAATTCTGGCATTTGTATAAGGTTTTTCCATTCAGATTTCAACAAACCTTTTTCTAAACACCACCAATCCGAAATAACTACAACTGAGGGGGAAACTAAGAAAGCCACCATTTCTTCACCCCATTCAATGCATTCTTTGGGGGATGGAGCTACATATCTTGGTCTACCTGCAGGCATTATTCGTGCGCCTTTTTTGCTCTGTGTTTAAGATCTTTAGATGCACTTTTGGCCTCTTTTTGTTCTCTATGCTCTTTAGCCTTTTTAGTGGCTGTTTTAGCTCTTTTAGCTTCGTGAGCGTAATGAGAGGCATCTTTATCTAGTTTTTTGGAACATTGTTCCATGATCTTTTTGTGCATAGCTTTAATGTATACATTTTATTTTGTTAAAGGAAGTAGAAAAAGGTGTTGCGTTAAATTAGGTGACATGTCATAATGGGGACATAAGCAAGAAACAGTTCTCCGGTGACTGGTTAAGCCCAGCGGATTGAATAGTGGAATGTGAAACAAACAAAAAGTGAGAGAAAAGATGAATGATCAAAAATACAAAATGGTTTTGGGTGAAACATATCCAATAAAAGATTTTATTAAACAACATGGTGGAAAATGGAATGGGGTTCACTGGTCAGTGCCGGAAGATAAATACAACTTGATTGTTGAAAAGATGAAATCTACTCCGCAAAAGAAGGAAGGAAGAGGGCCGTATATCAAAGTAAATGGATATTGCAATTTGTGCGAAACATACTGCTACGGTGATTGCACAGAATAAACAACAAAAAAAAAAAAGGAGAATAATATGAAATTCATAAGATCGATTGGAAATTGCTACTGGAATGGCAAGGGCGTTGATGCCTATGAAACTATTGAGGGAGATGTGTTTTTGCAAGGCGTAAAAATCGGTGGGTCGAAAATACGTCCCAATAAAACAATTGTTTCTAAGGAATATTTTGAAGAACATTTTAGTGAAGATTCTTTAGAGGTTTTGCAATTTGCATTGGATTTGATTAACCCCAGCATATTGGAAATGGAGGAATAAGATGAATAAGACAGAATTAAAATTAAGTAAACAACCTTATATAAATACAGATATCAGATATCCTAATACTTACACTTCAGGCGCAAGAGATAAATTTGATAACGAATACCAAGTTATTTGGAAAATTATAAATGCTGATTGCGAAGATGAATCCGAAGCTTGCGATTGGGATAAATTTTTAGTGTTGGATGCAGGATGCAAATTTAATCATGAACATTTCGAAATTAACTGGTATTGGGATAAAGAAAATGAAATCGCTTTAACATCTTATGATATTGTATGGGGGAGGGCGATTAACTAATGCATAACACACCATTTTGGGGATGGGAACATCCCGACTATTTCATAAGCCCGCTCCATAAGATCAAGTTCATTTTAACCCAAGACATATGGGGCGGTAACACCGTGGATCAACAAGTTAAGTATTTATTAGACAGCGGTCACAGCATGGAAGACATTGAGCTTGTGGCCAATTATTTAGAGATAAATTTGGAAAAGGAGTTAGAAGATGAAGACGATAATTAACATAGTTTTAGCATTAACAGCAATGGCCTACCTTAGCAGTTGCTCAGTCGGCTCATTTGTAAGCGGTGGGGCATATCGCTCATGGTATGCGGACGAATGTGCAATTGCAAACGGCTTGTCGCCAAATGCGGAACAGCATATAGTTAACCGGGCTAAAGCTGAAATGCTTTTAGACAGGGATACAAATAAGCTTTAAGGAATAATCAATGGAATGGACTAATGAGGCATATCAAGCATTGGGTAGAAAAGGGGTGGAAAATCTTAGTGATGAAGATTTTCTTTCCCTAGCTAAAGCACAAAAAGACTTTTGTCCGGATATGCTGCTATTTAATACCGAACGAGAAATTTTAGAGATGTTTTATAGGGCATTTGGAAGAAAATTTAAAGGATTAAATGAAACGAAATGACAACGAAAAGATCAAGGCGGCCTTTTGGCTGCCTTACGGCTTACATAAGAAGCTTAGAAGGGAATCGGTAGAAAAAGACATGCCAATGAGCAGGATTGTTGAGATGGCACTGAAAGAATTTTTAGGTATAACAAATGAATAATCACCCATCAATAGAAGAGCTGGTATACATATACCAGAATATAGCTAAAAAGATCTATAAAGTTGAGAGAGATATTTTTGAATTAGAAAGGAGTACGCAGCGAATAGATTTACAGATTGAAACATTAGAAAAAGAAGTGGAGTATCTCCGAATTTGGTTGAGAAATTTATATTGTTTTTTAGTGGCTGTAGCCACTTCAATAATTACTCTAATTTTTTTAAATAGGTGATTTATGTACGAATTATTTATTTTTGTCATTGGTCTATTGGTATCTTTGTTCATCATTGCGATCACATTCAAGTTTATCATGTGGATAATCAATCAGGAAGATGATGACCATTGGAGCCATCAATGACACAGATACCTATACAATTTGACCTATTCAAGACTAAGGAAGAGGTAGAAATTGAACAAATGCGAGAGCATTGCGAGAAGCTTTCTAAGTCTAATGAAAAAGTCCGCAAGCGACTCTTTGCTGAAAACAATGCGCTCAATCGGCGTATGATGGACTTGGAAGAGAGATTAGCTATTATTGAAAGGAATATTTGTAAGAATGGATGAAAAAGTTAAGCATGCGGTCATAAACCGTGTCTATGAAAGATTTAAAAATCATATTATACACAATTGCAATAAAATGACAGTGCAAAAAAACAGCAAATATGAGCTTTACTACAATAGCCGTTTTGAGAATATATGCAAGCAGTTTGCATTTGAAGTACACCAAGAATTGCTAGGCTATGTTTGTTTAGATTGCAACAATGCTAAATCAGGATGTTCATGTAAAGGAGAGAAAGATGAATCAATATAGAGAACTGCATTAGAAGCCCTCCAGCCACATTTCGGGGTGCATAGCTAGGTACATATACACCTCATCTAAACTCGCGAACCTAGCGGGTTTCTCATATGTTTTAGCGCAAATCTCAACCTCTACCGCATAATGCTTTTTGCCCCCGCTCTTTTGCCCAATCTTTATCCATCGAATGTTTTCATGTCCATCAGCCCGGCCGGGTGCAAGCCCTGGAACTAGCCAGTCGCAAACAGCATCCCTTACGGTTTTGAGAGCTGCGGCTAGATTGTCGTCGTCGAGCTTCCTGGGTGCTATGCGGTGGATGAAGATGCGGAAGGGGGCAAGAGACTTATCAAAGTGAAGGGAGTGGGTATTAAGCCATAACTTAACGAGCATGTGTTGCTTGCTTTTACGTTTAGAGACCTTTGTCCAGTGCTCGCGCTTGTTGGCTTCAGAAACCACATGTAAGGGTATCTCAAGTTTCAGGTGGTCTATCTCGTCTATTCCCATACCGCCAGCACATTTGCGATGTTAATGAAATAATGAGTCTCATCTTCGATGATATGCTCCCTGGCATCATAGCGGTCCACTATCACCTTGTCACCTTTTTTGATCCCGGCTTCATTGTCAGGGTCGATGGCTATCACTTCATAAAGCTTATTCGCTCTCTCATCGGTAGGGATGATTAAAACCCCTTCTTTCTTTTCGGGTTCAACAGGCTTTGCGATCAGTCGTTTGTTAAGTGGTTTCAGCATTAATTTTATCCTCTTCTTCTAATTTATAAGTCAAAATATCGGGTGATTGAAATTCCTCTTTCATAAACTCCTCTTTAGAGATAAACTTAAGAAATCTTACAGGGGTAATAGTCCCATCTGCGCCTTTATAAATAAACTTTACAACATTTTCATCGTTTGTCATTTTGTCCCC